CGGCAGGTGGCGCGCCTCCATTAGTTAGACTGTTATCTATTATTCCTGAACTTAATGATGTTCCTGCATTGTCATAGAGTGTTATGACGAGGTAGCCTGAACCATCACTCCCTACGTCATCTCCGTTTAAAAAGGCTAAAGCTCCGAACTGTTCCTCACCTACCCATTGTTGGTAGACTCCATTTGTAAGAGGTGTGTCCGAAAGGAGTTTTGAGGATGAGGTACTGATAGCATAATTAGATACAAGGTTGGAGGCTGAACTTAAAGCAAATTGTCTATACGTAGCGTTGGTTACTTTTATAGAATCGGTTGCTTGTCCTAGAACTTGAGTCGGAGCGTCCCCAGAGATTATTGAAAATTCATACCCAAAATCTAAATCAAAGGTTTGGATTGCTTTTGCGTTCGTAGAGAAAAGTTTAGCTGTGTCTAAATCGTTATTCGTTAAATACTTCCCTAGTCTCCAAGGGTTCTCCTCTTGCTCTACGTAAGACATGAAAATATCATTTAAAGAAAACGCTCCACAATTTGCGTTATTGGGGAGTTGCTTAAACGTACCTATCACCGATCCGTCTACAGAAATCTGACACACATATCTATACCTTTCTTCGGTTACATACGTGGAGTCTCTGACCACTACAAATACTGGGTCTTTTACGCCTGCTAGTGGGGCAGGTGCTTGTGTTATAGTATAAGCCATTTTTTATATTTCTATATTTATCATTAAATCGTCAGGCAGTTTACCATAGGTAAAAGCTGCGTAGTCTTTACCTATTGCATCTTTTATTTTCCCTAGGCTTCTATTCCACACTCGGTCGAAAGCTGAAGAGTAAAAGTATGAGGGAGCTATACCATTTAAGTAGACCTCTCTGCTTATCATGGAAGCCATTTGTTTATACGATAAAAACCTTCCTGTCTTTAGAGATTGCCATTGTGAAATAGGTTTGTTTTTTATCCAAGAATCTATCCCCCCTCTTAATCCTCCACTCGCTCCCGTTTTAGTCCCAAATTGAAAGGGAGACTTTGGGGCTTTAGCTGAACTTATAAGTCCTTTCACTCCCCAGTTTACAAACTTCCAGTACGAGGCGTTTGGAGCTTCAAATTCTATATACGCAATATCTTGTTTATTATCTCCTATTGTATAGGTCAAAGACTTAGATAGGTTTCCTGTGGAGTTTTTCTTTTGGTTCGCTAAGTTGCCCTGAGCTACTTTAACGACTTCTTTTCCAAAGTTATCTAAGGCGTATGAGAGGGACTCAAACTCTAAAGGGGACTCTACCCCTGCCCAAATGACGTTAAGTTGTATAGAGGGCATCGCATAGGTTTAGAGCGTTAGGCACACGTATGTCAAAAGAACAGCTCCATCCAGACAGGCTATTGTCAAATCTTGCTGAAAAAGCATCGCAAGAAATAGGTAAGGTAAATCCATACGCATCAGGAACTAAACCTAAATTTACTGCGACGGAGTTTACATTGAGGCTAAAGGCTGCGATTACGTCTTGCATAATTAAGGCAGTTTCCGCAAAGACCTGCGTCACCACAGTCTCGGTTTCCTCTATTACAAGATCGGCTACAGTCACCTCGTAAGAGAATACGGTTACACCTCCATCTATAGACATTCCTGTAACTTGAGCATATAGAAAAGGGAAGAGGTTTACATCTATCTTATCTATATCCATTTGGTCTATACTATGCGTGTAGAACTTTTGGAGTTGTATATGCTCCTGGACTATCTTCTTAAAAGAGTTATTTATATCTACGACTGTTTGCATCTATATTAATTTTATCAGACATTCCTACATCCTTCTCGTAAGCTAGAAAGGTAAGTGCTTCTTCTATATATATAAGGGTTACTGCGTCCATTTTCAAAAGGTTTCCATCTGCGAGGCTGTGGATAATTCCATACCATCCCCACTTATTTCCTACCTCACTCTCATCTCCTTCGGACGTAAAGACGGAGGCGTATCTTTCACTAATGCCTCTCCTATACGACAAAAAAAAAGCATCGCACTAACTGCTACGTCCATTGGGCAATCCAACATTATCGTATTCTTCTTCTCAGAAGGGGCATAGTCTTCTATGGAATACTCATACCCTTTGTCCTCTTTAATGGGTCGGTACACGAGAGCTATAATACACTCCAAATTTTGATAAGCTCCTTTAGCTGAGAACGTTTCTAGGTCGGCAAACTCACCCAAGGAAAGTTTAGTCCAGTCAGGTATAAATCCATACGTGACATCGTTTAATGTAAATCGGTTCTGTAAGGGTAGGTCTAGTTTGGTTGGATCGGGTGTTTCAAATAGCCACGTTACCATGTCTACTATCTTCTCTATGTCACTCCAACTTGCGTTCTTTACTAGGTCCATCTCTAAATCACAACAGGCGCATATCGTCTTTAAGGCTGCCTCCCTCGTGTCCTCCGTAGAGTCCCACGCTTTAATAAGGTTTTGATATTGTCGTATTGTAATATCTGAAAAATCCTCTGGTACGGTTACATTCATTTTAATTCACTTTTGGATATGCTACTAGGTGAGTGTGTTCACTTGTGTACCAATTTGGTACATATAGGGGGGATGTCTTCATTTGATTTATGAAATATAATACTTTCCTGTTTTCCTTAAAATCTTATTTAGACAAACATACCTAACCGCATCTATTAAATGGTTGTATTCGTCTATAGGTGTTGAAAGCATCTTGCCGTTTTTATCTGTCTTCCACTTGTAGTTCCTAAATTCCTTTTGAGCGTTTAGGCTGTCGTGCTTAACAAATAGCTTATGTCTACGCATCGTATCTATACCCACCCTTATACTATCTGCGCCCTTGCGTGCGCCCCTAATGTTAAAATTTAACCTATGTATAGTCTCGATACTTTTCGGTTCTGCTGAATCGGCAATAATCTCGTCGTGCCTAGTCACTCCATACTCGGTGAGCTTCTCAGCTATGTCGCTATTGGTTAGTCCCCCTTGGTAGATTAATTCCTCAATGTAGATTTCGTTATCGTGTAGGTAGACTTTTGCTAAAGCGGTTGGATCGTTTGAGAACCCAAAATCTAAGCCGTATGCTACGAGCTTTGCACGTTCAGGTAACTCGGTATAAATCTCCGTTTGGAATATCGTCTCTCTACTTTGTCCTCTTATACCTAACCCGTACACCCTCCAATAGTTCTCGTCGGTTTCCTTTAACCTCTCAATCTCCTTAATAGTTTCCTCTCCGATATAGGGGTTATCCAGGTAGGTGGACCTGTAGAAGTTTGCATCCTCCCTTGGTATAACCTCATCGTAAATCCAATGGTACTCCATGCTTGGGTTGAAGTCCAATATGAAGCGTTCTGAAGTTCTCAAAATGAGCTGACGGAAATCCTCTAACGACAGCTCTGAAGCCTCGTTGCAAAAACATATCTGTCTCTTAGCTCCACGAATTTTGGAGGGTTGGTCGATTGAAATAAACTCCCATCTAGTTCCCCATAGGTCGTAGGTGTTCTCAGTCTTATTGTGGTACTTCTCGTTATAGTAGTTCTCTGTCTTTAGTATAAATATGAAGTCCCTTAAAACGGACGCTCTGAGGCTTGGGAAAGATTTACGTACTACGGTTATAGTGTACCCTGAGTTTATGTTTTCCAGACACCACTCTACAAGGACGGTGAGGATTGAGTAGGTTTTGCCTGACCTCGTTCCTCCCTGAAAAATCGCCACACGTTTCTTACAGGCTTTAAGGTCGTAGTATGTTTTGGGTTGTGTGAGCATCTACCATACCGAAGCTAAGACTCCGATTAAAGAGAACCCAAGACAAATAGCGTTATTACTATCTACCACCTCAAACTCTTTTACCTTGTATATTAGATCGGCAAATGAGAGTATGAAAATTACACCGAAGCAAAATCCTTGAATCATTCTATGGAGTCCTTTTGGTCCTCTCGCTCTAAGACATCTGCGAACCAGGACGGGGCGGTTTTAGGTTCGTTATACGTTATCTCTATGTCGTTTTGCTTAGGCATAAAGTAAGGGAACAAAGCAGACAAAGCCTTGAGGTATTTCTCTGGACTATCCTCTCTAAGTAACTCTAGGTTATCTTTAATGTGTTCTACCTCGCCTTTCATTACGAGCATGAAAATCTCCCTACCTTCTTTGGTAATTATGTTTTTCGCTCCTTTAGGTTTCCCTTGGGGGTTTCCTGACTCTCCTTTTTTAAACTTCATTTCCCTGTATATTTCCTGT